GGTCTACCTGAGCATTTGCTTCAGTTTTGTTTGCTATGATTAAATGACCACCACAGTCATCTCCAGCATTAGAGTCACCTGTCTGTACTCTAGCAACTATCTGTACAACCGTTTTTCCATCTGCATCAACAGCGTCATCGTCGGCATTGTTAGCGTTAACAAATCTTAAGTCTCCCATAATATCATCGTCAGTGTTGGTCGCTCTCGACAATACTAACGTGCCAGCACCAGTTGATCCACCAGCAACTTCTAAAAATCTATTATCAGAGTTCAGTGTTCCACTGTTAATCGTGCTAGAGTTTATACCAATGTCACCACCTGATGTGATTGTAATTGCACCTGTAGCAGATGCAGAACCTATCGTTCCCCCATTTGGAATAGTTACATTTCCACCACTTGTATGCACCGTGCCCGTCTCATCAGGAATAGTAATCGTTCTATCTGAGTTCGAGTTGGGACTAACAATCGTAAATTTTCCACTTCCAGATGCGTCTGGCGTAATTGATATTTTACTCATTTGGGATACTTGTCCTTAATTGCTTTAATTGTTGTTTTCCAGCCATCAATTCCATTGTGATACAAATCATCTAACTGATCTTCAATTGCAGGGTACTCCGCTTTTCTTTTTCTCTGGTATTCGACAGAGTTGTAGGCTGTTTGCAACTCAGTCATTTTAGTTTTTAACGCACTTGTGGCAATCGCTGAAGTTCCATTCAGCCAAGTAATTACAGCAGCATCTACATCTGTCTGCGACTTTTCCACCTTATATTCAGCGGAAGAATTAATTGCAACAATAGCATCCCCTATTGTAATCATGACGCATCCATTTCCATGACAATTGCACTGGGACGAGTAATTTCAATATTGGCGTTACCTGTCGTTCCTCCACCAAAAAAAATCTTTTCTGAAGATGGATTTTCAGACTTGTGGTAAAGCGAATAAGTCCTTGCGCTAGTACTTGCAGACGATATAAAAACTCTCATTTCTGTCATATTCGCATTATTCAAATCTCCACTAGCATTTCGTTGAGATGCGTTGGTAACAGTCCTACTTCCTGAATTATTTCCATGCGTTAAAATGGGGTCTGAAGAATTTGTATAATCATATAATTTAAAATGAGCTAGATTGGTTGACCCTTTTGAGTTGTAGAGAAAATGATAACTGACCATCAGTATTGTATCACTTGCAGTTGGGGTTATTGAAATTCTTAAAGTAGAGCTAACCTCCGTCCATCCAGTAACATTAAGAGCCACTACGTCAGGATCAGGATAAAGGTATTTAATCTGCTTTACTGACCCTCCTCCAGACCCAGAACCAACATCTGCCCACGCCCCGTTAACATAATTTTCCATCTTATTGGTGGTGGTGTTATACCGAAGCATCCCATTGACAGGGGAAGATGGGCGTTGGTCTGTCGTTCCCGTTGGAGCTAAGATCGCCTCACGACCGGACGCAGAAAACGCAATAGCTGGTGCTGTTATGCCTGCATCACCATCTAGCTTAATAGTCATACTATTGTTAACACTGACGATGCTCCAATCGTCAATGAAACTCCCGCAGCTATAGTAAGATCAGTTGCCACAGCGTTTTGAGCAACCGCTTTATTTTCTCCAATGATATAATCTGAAGTTACTGTAACATCATGCTCCAATACACCAAAGCTCCCTGTACCACCAGAAGCGGCATACTTAGCTCTATCACCTAGATAACTATCAGAAAATGCCCCTAGATAACTCATTTTAATCTCCAATTAAATAACTTAAAATTACATCCCCAGCCGTCGCTGCACTGGCGTAGGCTTTCAACAAATCCCCTTCCTCTGCTACTAATTTCTGATCGCCTCCAATCAAAACCAGCGTACCACCCACAGCTATGGGGGCGTCTTTTACTAAGTGAATAGCCGATCCTCCATTTTTTGTAAACGTAACTGTTGCAGTAATATTAGAAGCAGATTTGTTTGACACTGTTAAGCCAACAACTACATGAGTAGTGGAGGCAGAAACAGTGTCACTAACAGTTGTTGGGCTTCCCGATGAATTTGAAATACTTGAAACTGCTTTTGATTTGAATGCCATTTTTTATCCTAAAGCTATAGCCATAGCTTGTGCCGTGGCTGTAATTTGTGCCGCTGTTCGACCGCCAATATCACTCAAAACTTCTGATGTTGACCTGGACTCCAGACCACTAGCGGTAAATCTAGCATATTCGTCATCAGCAACAGAAGAACTGTCAATCTTTACCGTGTTGGTATTGGCTATGCCGTGCGTTAAACTAGCTTGTGCGCCTATATCCCCCAACACTTCGCTGGTTGAACGAGACTCTAATCCACTGGCTGTAAATCTAGCATATTCGTCATCAGCAACACTTGATGAGTCAACCTTAACCGCGTTCGTGTTTGCAATGCCAAACGTAAGCGAGGCTTGCCCACCAATGTCTGAAAGTACTTCGCTTGTTGATCTCGACTCCAATCCGCTTGCGGTGAAACGAGCGTACTCGTCATCTGCAACGGAGGAGCTATCGATTTTGACTGTGTTAGTATTTGCAATGCCGTGAGTTAAGCTAGATTGCCCACCTATATCACTTAACACCTCGGATGCACTTCTACCTTCTACTTTGACTCCGTCTATCCTAAGAAAATCATTATCTACAACGGTCGCATTGACTTGAAGAATGTTATCTTCACTGATGCCAACGGACGGAACACTAGCAGCCGATGCCGCAGCAGCCGTGGCACTATCAGCCGCAGCCGATGCCGAATTGCTGGCATTCGTCGCTTGAGTTGTTGCTGTGCTAGCGCTACTTGTTGCCGAGCTTGCCGATGAGCTTGCGGATGAGGCAGAACTCGAAGCATTTGACTCCGAACTAGCCGCAGCAGCCGCGCTGTTGGCAGCAGCGGTAGCACTTGCAGAAGCATTGTTTGCGTGGGTAAGTGCGTTTTGCTCGCTAGTCGCAGCAGAGACAGCACCTACTTGGTCACTAACTACTCCTCGGTTGATCGCCATTTGTTTTCCTTCTGCGTTTGCCCTCTTTAGTTACGCTATAAGCATCTCCTAAAAGGACAGGGGTAACATCGTCTAGAGGCTTCCAATCATGGGAGTTTTTAATCATTTCTGCAACATCCCACGGGTCTACCTCTATGACTGTTTTATTTTGCCTAAATTCAAATCTGTATTTTTTATTCATAAAAAAATAGGGACGTTGCCGCCCCTATCCTCGTTACCAAGCTGGTCGTCCAACAATTACTTTTGCTGTAGCCGCACCTAAGTTTTTGCTACCGCCAGTATTATTTAACGCTTGCAAATTTAACGTGTTAGCTGCAACTACGCTCCCGGTAATCGTAACATCTTCATTATCGATTGAAAGCGAAATACCTAGGATCATGTCTCCTAGAGCTAATCCATCGACTGTTCCCTGCTGATCTTCTTCATCTCCATCCGCAACAGCACCAAAGTCAACCGCGCATGAGACAACCCACATCTCGGAAAAAGCACCTTGAAATTGTTGCAACCCTCGGCTGGTGACAATACTCGTTAAAGCCATTTTTTTGTCTCCTTAAAAAAAGGGGGGGAGAAGAAACCCCCCCGAAGGTGATGGTCGTTAAGCTGGAACAGCTATTGCGACAGCCGCGTCATCGCGTAGCTGTACAACCCCATAAAGCACATCCGCAGTAAATAAGTCTGCAAGATATTCTTGCTTATACTGTGTTTGTGTCCTTACGTTTTGTTGCATCGCTAAACCAAATGCACTTGGATGTCCAAGAATAGCAACCCTAGCATTTGCTGAACCAGAAGTTGTGTCACAGTTTGATGATGTGTATACCGTTACACCATAGAGATTACCAATTTCACCGTTACGGATGGTATTGGCATTGCCAGCTTCTCCAGTAAATGCTTGCTCTGTAAAGCGACTCAAGCCCATAAGCGTGTTACGCATTGCTGCTGGGACAACCAAGAAGCGTTGATCAGTCGGCACATCTGCATCATCCAAAGTCTGGATAATCTTGCGGATACCAGCGTCTGTAACTGCGTTCTCATTGTTAGAGCCAGCTACATAGTCTGTAGAACCGTCGCCTCCGATCTTAGCTTTATTGTAGGCCGCTGTTCCGTTACCGCCTTGAACTGAGCGACCCAACTGGATAACGTCAGTATCAATCTGCTTGGCTAAAGAATATCCAGCGTCCTCAGTATAGTGCTGACGCAGGGTATCCAAAGCTTGAACAGCCACAATATCTTCAAGCAATACACTATGCTCAAAGTGCTTGTTGATCGTTAGAGTTACACTACTATGCGTTGGAGCAACAAGCGTTACTTCAGAACCCGCACTCTTTGCACTCGCACTGCTTCTTGTAAATTTTGGAATTTGTAGAGAATCTCCACGCTTTCCGTTGTGGTCAAACCTTGTGACCAAATTAGCCATGACTATATTCTTTTTAAAGTCTGCAATAACTTCATCTGACCATAATAAGGGAATATAAGCATCAGCCGTTGTAGGTGTAGTGTTATTTGTACCTAAAGCCATTTTCTTTCCTTAAAATTAAAAATTAACGAACTCGCCCAGAGCGATATAGTTCAGTTACATTTAAGCTCCTGTAAAGCTCTGGATTGCTATTTTTCATGTTGATTAACTCTAATCGGGTGTAAGTTTTACTTCCTGCGTTAGCACCACCAGCATGAACTTTAGCTTTAGATAGGTCGCTTTTTGTCTTCACTTCTTGTTGAGCTTTTGCTTCGGCATTCTTTTGATTGCCAGTTCGCTCTTTCCAAGTTTCCAACAACTCATTTGCGGAGTCATAGTCGTATAGTTGATCTGCTTCTTGCAACAACCTAGTACGAACTTTTGACTTTCCTACCCAATCTTGAAACTCTTTTTGCTGAACGATCTCTGCATAATCAGGATGCTCGGCTTTGAGTTTGTTCAAGCTCTCTAACTGTTGTATTTGTGTCAGTTTGCTTTCTAGCTCTTGTATCTTAGGGTTAGAGGTTATTTTGGTGTCTACTGCTTTATCAGGGTCTTCAAAGAAATCCACTAGTGGCTCTTCTTGCTTTTTACCCGCTAATAAATGGTCATCAACAACCTTCCGAAGTTGACCAACTTCGAAACCTTGTTTTGTGAGGCTTCTTTCCTTCTCCAAGCGTAGCTCTCTTTCATGCTCGTATTTGGTTTTGTAATCGACCTCTGGTGTTTCTTGTGGTGCTTCTTGTACTGCTTCCTCGTTTGCCTCACTCGGCTCGTTGGTCACTTCTTCTGACATACTAGCTCCTTATCATTTTCAGATGGTTTGCGTTATGAAATTAAACATTATTAGCTCCTTATCCTTTTGGGATGGTTTGCTGTTTCTTACAAAAACTATTCATTTTACATCAAGGGGCAAATCTTTCTTCGATTTGCTCCTCTACACTCTCTTTAAGGGAGAACATTCCCTGCGTAGTGATACGCCTGATGTCTTCTGCTTGTTTTTTTGTCAATAATCCAGACTTTAACGCTTGACTTATCCAAGGAGCAGTATATATTTTCCCTGATCCATACATTAACGCTCCTGGTAAAGTTGCGGCTCCAGCCGCAGCCACAATATCGCCCGTTGCCGCAAATGTTCCTGCACCAGCTACGGCAGCAGGAGTAGCCGTTCCCATAACAGAACTTCTAGTTGCTGTCCCAGAGTCGCCTATGTTTGCAAACGCTTTTCCTAATTTTCCTATCTGATAAAGCAAATTGTCTTCTGCCCTATCTCCAGCGTTCATTTTCATGCCTTTAAAGTCATCTTTTGTTAATTGCGTTGCTAGCTTAACAGCACTTACATTCCCTGTAACCTCATTAACAACCCTGTTGTCTTTGCCTCTGTTGCCAATCAAAGTAAGAAGGTTTGAATACTGTCTATTGGCTTTTGCTAAATCAGCTTGCTCTTTTCCTGATAATTGTTTTTTTATGTATTTTTCGGCAATGTTTCTTACATCAGATAAAGCAAAACCAAACTCTCTCACCCCTTTATCGCTTGTTAAATTGTACGTTATAGCTGTATTAAATTCTCTTCTTATTTGTTTCCACTCTTGACTTGTAATTTCTCCTTTTTGCCCGATCCCACGCACAAGTTTTTCCATAACAGGCAATTTAAAAACGTCATCTGGAGTCATGCCAGTTGCACTCATATATGCTCTCAGCCTTGCAGATATTTCCGCTACTGCGGGACTAACGGGCGTTCCTCCAAGCTCTGGCTCTATTATGTTTGCTGCCACAGAATCTTTTTTAGTAACCGCTCTTGGAAACTTAAACACCCTGTCAGCATCATATATTCTGTCAAAAACATTAGATAAATCAGCATTTGCCGCTTTTAATACATCTGCTGTCAAATACTCTGAGTCTTGACCGATTGATTTAGCAGCAACTCTGTTTATTATTTTTTGTTGTTTTAATTGCCTTACTTGTGATTCTCCAGCCGTCAAAGGATGGCTTTCTAAAGCCGACTCAACTCCAGCCTTAACTCTACTTCCTGTTGATTGACCTGGGCTAAACTCCATGCCAAAGTTTTTCTTCCAAAAATTTAAAACTTTTTGTTGCTCTGGACTAAGAAACGATTTTGGTTTTTCAAAAGGTTTTAGTAGAACTCGTGATATTACGTTTCCAAATAACCCAAGACTTCCCCCTGCAACTGTATTTATTGGTCGTTGATAGGGTTTATCCGCATATTCCGTAGCCCCCAAAGTAGTTCCAGAAGTGACCGCTTGAAGCATAGTTCTTGCTGGAACTGCAAGATATGGAACCGCCTGACCAGCAAAAGTCATCCCTGGACGATAAGATTTCATTTGAGCCGTTCTTCTTTCAACAGCCTCTCTTTCTTGTGCAATCTGCTTGAGCCTTTCTGGGTCATTTGTTGCTATTTGTTTAGCTCCAGCTACATAACGGTCAACTTCTGACAAAACGCCTTGCCCAAACGCACTTAACCCACTAAGATTTGGAGGGCTTCCAGCAACCTCGTCTATTGTTTTCCCGGAAAGATTAAATGATTTTGGTTTAAAACCACTTAGCTCTATCATTTTTTTTATATCTTTTATCCTTTTCTTTAAAGGAAACCTTGTTGCTCTACGCATAGTAAAAATGTTTTCGGCAACTTGCGCCCTTTTTGCTTGTATTTCTTCTTCGCTTGGGTACGTTTTTTCTACCCCGCTGTAATATAGCTCCCCAGTCATTAATTAATACCTTTCTTTAATTTAATTAACATTATTTCGGGTTGATTGTTATCTCGTAGTCGGTCTCTAAGCCGCCTTGTTCTTTCAAATAATTATCGTCTACTGTTGGCGGCACATACACTGGAACATTTATATTTGTATAGAGTAATTTCATTAACTCGCCAGATGTAGGCTGTTTGTTTGTTTGAATATAATCGACTAGAGGCTGTCTTCTATTCATACCGCCTCTAAACTCTGCCCTACTAACCGCTAATGTATCCATTAGTGTTTGTCGAGCAGCGGTTACATCTTGCCCTGCTATCCGAGCAGCAATCTTTGCATCATTATCGGACAATCCCGTTCCAGCTCCAAACTGTTTAATTACTTCACCAACCACATACCCTAGCACTGCTTGATATGTTTGTTGATTTGAAATAACTTTTATAGTGTCTTTCCCTAGTGGCAAGCCTAAACTTTTAGCAAATGATAAAATGTTTGTTTTAAGCTCTGCCCCTGTTCCTGTAATAAACCCATCGTCAAGCATTTTTTGTGCAAAATTAACTGCTCTTAGTCCTTTTGAATAATCTTCATATTCTTTATATCGTTCTGTTATTAGTGGCTCAAGTTTTCCTAAAAACGCATCTTGTACTGCATTTGTTGATGTTTGAACATTGTCTTTTATAATTTTATCAACCTCAGACGAGGGTATTTCTTTTTCTATTATTAACCTACCCCCACTCGCATTTGTTTTAGCTTTATCGTACTCAAGCCTAAAAAATCTCATTTTTCCATCTTGACCTCTTCTTGCTTTGATTGCTGTTCCAGGAATTAATTCCTCAGTGCTAAAATCACCCAGCTTAGTATAGGTGTTGGCAATTGGGTCAAACATGAATGCTTGACCTTGAATAGTAGTAACCTTACGAGCTTTTTTTGCATCTACAATTAATTTCAACTTATTTTCTTTTTGCTCTTGAAGGGCAGCAAGAACTTCTTCTTCTTTTTCTATAGCACTTCTTCTTGCATCTCTAGTTTGTTCTCCCGCCCCTTCGGGAAGTGGGATTCGCTTTATGTTGTCTATTCTTGTTTGTTGCCTTTTTATCTTCTTATTTATTGGAGCGACTGTAAGATTTAATTCAGTTTGGTCAAGATACCTATCATCTGTTAAATCGTTTTGGTTTTGTATAGCAACAGGGCTTCCGTATGCGTCAATAGGAATAGCAACTGATTCACTTGTTCCGGCAGTGTTCGCTTCGATCATCTTTAAAATACCTTCGTTAGTCACGTCCTCTTCAAACACTTCTTTTTGTGCAGGACTTAACGCTTGATATTCGTTATATGTTAAAGTGCGCCCTTTCTTTTTTTCAATGGTAGAAACAGGTCTTCCTAATGCTAACTCAAATTCTTTCCTCTTGCTTTCAGAAGAAATCTCTGGAGCTTGAACAGCCGAATAGCTTTCCTCTGGCGGTTGACTTAGCTGATCAATATTTTGCAAAAAATCATTTCTTGCTTTTGAGTCTCTTTGGTTAGCTATAAATTGATCTCTTTGAGTTATTTCTCCCATACGTTCCATGTATGATTTTAAAACATCTCTACTAGGCAAGTTTTGTGATTGCCGTGTTTCGTATGCCAACTGATAAAAAGGCGTTGTTCCTATTGGAATATTTCTTTCTAGGGCTAGTTTGTAAATGGTAGCGTCATTTTCAGCAAGCATACCATCCATTTGTTTCTGTTTCTTAGCCTGAGTAATTAACGGGTCTTCGTAGCCTGACAGCTTTTCTATAGCCCTTCCTAAAGAACGCCCAGCTTGACTGTACAATAAGCCAATTGTTTGCGTTGGATTTAAGGAAGCTCTACCTATAAGGTTCTCTTGCTCCCTTACCCTTACTTGCTGTCTTGCCAGTTCTACTGGGTCTACAGACTGTGTTTGTGGTGTGCTAAATAATCCCATCAATTACCTCTTAAAATTAAAGATGCCAAATCAATCAAATATTACCTGTTGCATTCGTTCAACAAAGCTTTGATCATCTGCTGAAGATTTATCGTAAGGGCTATATGACCCTCTATTAGTATCACTTAACCTATTGCTGTTGCGGTTGTCCATGTAATTTTGCAAAGCAGCGTCAGCAGCCCTTCCAAGACTTTCCCCTGCTTGTTGATAGAACATTCCCTCTCCCAATCCTCTTGCTCTTGTTGCATCTCCCAAAGCCGCTGCTGCCGCAGCATTGCCAGCCGTTGCTCGACCCCCTAAAATACCGCCTTGGTCTACTAATCCGAGTGCTAATTGATCTAAATTTATCACACGACCTAGAGCTTTAAACTTTTCGTCATCCAAGCCTAAAGCAGCCTGTAAATCACGAAGGCGGGATTGTGTCGTAGCATCGGCTCCACCTAACAGTTGATTTGCCATGTCAATTGCAGCCCTTTGTTGATCAATTGCAGCCCTTTGTTGATCCATACCCAATTGCTCTGAAGCTATAATTCTTTTTAAGTCTGCATCTGACAACGCACTTTCCAAAGCCTGTTGTCTTTGCGCTCCACCAGTGCTTGTTAGCATACCTTGAGCAAGCAATCTGTTTTCTTGGTCTAACCTTCTTCTTTCCTCTTCTGGCGCGGCTAATCGTCTAGTAGCGTCCAAGTAAGTAGCAGAAGCTTGAGCAGGGTCAAATCCCAAGGCACTTTGCGCCATATCAAGATAAGTGTCTCTTAAATTAGCCAGTCTTGGATCATTTGCTTGCCTCATAAGAGATTCTCTTATGCCAGCAAGCTCTGGACTCAATCCCTGCGCTTCGCCAAAATATTGATCTCTTATAGATTGAAACCCTGGATTGAGCATCCCTACAGCTTCACCATAACCGCCATCTGGAGCGTCATAAAATGTTCCCGTTCCAAAACCACTCCTAATGTTAAACGGTCGAAATCGTGAAGCGTCTGCTTGTAATCGAGCAGCCGTTTCTGTGGCTTGTGCTGCTTTTTTAGCTCCAGCATATCCTCCAACTGCACCAATGATGTCACCAATGATCGAAGGGTTTAAAAATTTGCTTCGCCCTAATAGAAAATCAATAAAAATGTTCACTTCATTCTTCCTCGTTTCGCGTAAATATCAAATTTTTGTATGGCAAGTTCAGCCCCATTGACCGTTGAAAAAATACCCACTTGAATCATTTTACCAGCACTTTTACCTATTGAAGACACTTCATCAATAATACGACCCGATGAATACTCCGCTATATTATACTCTGCTACGTTGTATTCGTGTGTTGTTCCACCACTCACAGTTTGTTGCTCTGTAAACTCCGATCCTGAGTAGTCGTAACTGTGTCGAACAGTAAATACACTTGATGAACTTCCTTGCATTGTAAAGTTTATTTTCTTTAAAATCTTTTGAATAAAAGGCTCACCAAAACTTATCCAAGCCGTCAAGTACGACATATCAAAGCTACTGGTGTTGTCTTGATACCCAAAGTATTTGCCAATAATGCCTGTTTGCCCAAACAATAAATCACCGTTTATTCTTGTAATCATTGATTTTGGGTTAATCGTGTCCCATGTCGTTACTGGCGATGCTCCATTAGGCAACACCCTCGATATGTCAAAACAAAATGTAATTCCGTTCTGTGGAAAATTACACAAGTAAAATCTTTCCTTCTCATTGTAAGTAGACGTTACCTTACTGATATCTGTCTCTGCCTCTATGTAATACAACATTTCATTTCTAATATTGCTCGAAATGTCTCGCACAGGCATACTTTTTTCTTGAATGGTGCGCTGAAAGCTTCTTACTCCCGTGTCCGACAAGAACAACAAGTCTGTTCCTATGTCTTGAACGCTATCTCTCGCTACACACCCAATACCCTTAACGTGTTCGACTAATGTCATCGATGACGGATTTGTTGCGCCAGAGTAAACTAAAATGCTCTTGCGCCCAAATATGACAAGATATCCATTAAAGGCCGCCACTGCTGATATGCTGTCCATGCCTTGCGTCCATACTGATTTGAGATCAATAGAGCCACTGGCTCCACCCGTCCAAATCTGTCCGGCTAGGGTGTCAGAATAGAATAATACTGTTTTATCGGTTGCTACATCACCAACCCATAATCGACCGTATGCACCAAGAACAGCGTTTCCTTGAGGTGGCGTTCCAGCCGCACTGGTCATCGCTGTTATTAACTTCATAGTAGTGCCGTCCCAACTAAGGGGAGCATGACCACTTTGGAATAACCAAAGAAAATTGTTGAAGTTAACCATCTGCCAACGATTGGCACTAACACTTGTCGAATATTTGCTCGTTAGTGTTGTCGTACCTTCGTACAAATTGTTATTAGCCGCACTAATAATCTGTGTACTGCCATCGATCTTTAAATACTCACCAATTGACTCGATATCGTGACTTCCCAAAGAACTACCAGTAACGGCTGAAAAACCTTTGCGACTTGCAATTCTACCCTTACTGTCGATAACACAATTAACCGCTTCTAATGCAAACCCAGGCTCCAAGTCTACAGAAGACGATTGTTTGTTAAGCCCCTTAAATCCTGGGGCAGAAACACTTACGGGTTGTAACGGCTCCATCTATACAACATTCCATATAAGTTCATCTTGAGCGATAGCCGCATCTTGCGATATAGCATCGTTTAGCGCATATTGATACAACTGATAGGCTTCTGAGGTGTTTTGACCGCCATCCTCTCCTCTTTCTGATATCGCCTTCGCCCATGCTCCCAAAAGCACCGGAAATTCGTTCATAACTAACTCATCGGTATCTGCACTCAAGTCCACTTGTGGAATAATTAAATTAAACCTCATGGAGTAAACTTGGTCAGGCACAGGATAAACATCAACTTTTGCATCTCCCGCTGAATCATGTCCGTTAAACCCATATTCTTGCGGTGCGCCTGTTTGCGTTGTCCCTAGATAAAACCTTTGGTTTAAGGTATTCATGCCTGTCAGACGCATTTCGATATCTTGTGTGTCATTGAAAGCGTCAATAACCCTAAAGCGTTTTTGTGAGCTTGTTAAAGTGTAATTGAAGGTGTCAGCTACTGTGTCTACAGTAATGGTGCTTCTGAGTCGATTCCAATTCCAAGCATCTTCTACTTCTCGCTTTGCCTCATTGATAAACTTTCCTATCAAAACAGAGTAGGAATTGTCCGACACACTTGTAACTTCACTTTCTCTCAAGCGAGCTAATACGTCATTGACCAGAGTAAGGTAAGTTTTGCCGACCGCCATTTATTAATCCTTGTAAAATATTTTCGTTATTTTTGACCATTTCGTTTCTGAACGACTCTACGGCTGCTCCTGTACTTCTTTGCTGCTGAGAGTTCTCTACAAGCAAAACCGGAAGCCATCCTACCGCACAGCCCCAGTCATCTATTTCTTCGCCAGTATTAGGGTTACTACCTCTAAGTTGAGTAAACCAAGCACATTTTAACTCGATACAATCTTTTTTAATTAAAGGGCAAAAAGACCCTGCTTTTAGTTTCATCAAGCATCCTTAGAACAAACTATTACGTCAATGTAATTAACTCCTACGTTTACTGAACCTGATCCAGAAAAACTAGAAGTAGCTGATAACGCGGGTATACTGTGCGTGTGTTCTGTAGAAGATGCTTTTGAAATAGACTCAGAGCCATCTGTACCTGATCCTGCACCACCTGTAGCACCTGAAGTTTTACTGTTTACTCTTGCAGTAGAATCCCCTCCTCCAGCACCATCCGTAGTTTCTGAAGACTGTACACCTGCATGTGTATATACGTAGTGAGTGTGACCGGGGATATTCTCTATGGTCAGAGCTGTACCGCCAGTAGTTCCTGTGCTTACTGAAGTGGACACACTACCAGATACGGTTACTGATTTACTAGAAGCAAAAGCAGTTGTAAAAGCTACGCTACCACCTGATCCTCCACCTGAACCACTAACTACTCGTAGGGCTTTGTCGTTATGAGTTGTACTTTTTGTCCAACCTGTTGGGGCAGAAGCTTGGTAAAACAACATCACTGACCCAGTGGGAATTAGGGCACTTGAAGCAAACGCTGACCCATTTGACATAAGGACATTTCCTGATGTTCCAGCCGCTGTAATGCCTGTGCCACCTTGAGCGACAGCCACGGTTGATGTTGTGTCCCTTTTAGTTGCTACTGCCGTGGCAATGTTATTAAACTCTGTATCAATCTCACTACCCTTGACTACCTTGTTTGCATCGCCAGTTGAAAGAGCATCTTTACTAGCAAAGTTTACCGATTTTGTATAATCACTCATCTATATTGCGCCTTTTTTTCGTGCATCACAGCCCATTTATCGGCTGCTGTAGGACTGCCATTAGGGTCTACCCCCATGTGCAAATAATCTATATACGGAGCCGATATCCGATATTGAGCATAGTTTCCGCAACTGCATTTTATTGACAATTGTTTTTTAAACATAAACTTTTCTGTAATTTTGCCACAATCACATTGATACTCAAACATCGGCATTTAGCTCCTCCATTGTCTCTGCGGTTTGTTGTTGAAGATTAAGAATCCACTTAATAATACTTAACTCGCCTTGTTTAAAGTCTACGTTCTCTGGGGTTACACCATCTAACGTATCAACCGTCTTTTCCATTGCCTTTACGTCTTCTAAAAGATCAGTCCACCCTTTGGTGTCAAACATAGCTAACCTTGCATCGTAGTATTTTTCTAAATCTGGACTCATAAACCCAACATATCTTTTAGCTTTTGCCCGTATTCAATTTGCTCTGGCGTAAATTCACTTTCTATAAATTCTTGCGGATATTGACCAAGCAACCCTCTAAACATTCCTGGGATGCCTGATCGCTCTTTCCATTCCTTAAATGGAACTTTCGAGCCATCTCGCTTACGCATTGGCTCCCCAAATCTTTCCGTTATATTTCCTTCACTATCTTTAGCATAACCTCTTGTTAAATCAGCCCATTGACGCTGTAATCTTTTTTTGTTTTTAGGGGTTAAGTTTTGTTTAAACTGCTCGTAATCTTTTTTTAACTCATTATCCATCGCGTAGTGAGATAAATAATCCATGTAAATATCTTCTGGAGTTGTTTTTTCGCTAAACACCCCAATAGCAAATTTATTATCCGTTCCCTTTGGTCTTATGCTCTCTTCGGCTGGATAAGCTTCTAAAAGACCACCACCTATATTGTCAATGTTAGGTCTATTAACAATCGGAACCGACTGCAAAACAGGAAACCTTCGTCTAGCTTCTTTTATCGACAAATCTATTGGGTCAACAGCCATTCCTGTTCCCGCAAACATTCCTTTCACTAATTTACCCTACTTAGTATTTTTTCTGCCATTCTGGAGTCCATCTTGCCTGATTCTATCTGACTCTTTAAATACAAACCTAGCTCGGCTATATCATTTTTCTGTGCTGAATCGGAACGCTTACCTTCATTTTCATCACGCTTTAACCTCAAAGCCTCACCTTTAAGAGCAAGCTCTGCGGATTTAAGCTGAACATCAGCAGCATCTTTCCTAGCCTTTAAGTCGGCTTGTTTATTTTGAACTTCAACTTGAGCCATGCCCACAGGGTTTGGCTGCGGTCTTTGAGGCTCTTGAGACTGTTGCAACATTTGTTGCAAAGCACTAACCATAAGTTCTCGATTTTGTATAGAAGAGTTTTCATAAATAGATTGTAATATAATCATAAATACAGGTGAATTAGGCTGCGTGACTTGTAAGAGTTGAATAAGTTGCTGTGTTTCAAACTCCCTAGCCATTAAACCTAACGTAGAATGAGGCTTAAATCGGTAATCCATTACCGGATACCTTTCTGAATCAAACTGCATAAAGCGTGAAGCACACTTTTTCAAAGAAGGTATTAAGAAACTGCTTTGAAAGTTCTGTAATGTCCTTTTCTGGCGTTTTATAGAAGCACCCATCATCATCGACATACCGCCCATTGTCGCATTTCGAGGATTTACCCCCAGTGGCGCAGCCGAATCCATCGCCCCTGTGGACATTGTAATCATTCTCTCTAACTCAGCCGACTCTTTATAACTTACTGTATTAAGTTGGCCGTAGTTAAAAGGCATTAAAATAGTCTTAGGATCACCGTTTGTCAGTATAGTCTGCCCAGGGCGAACTTTAGGTTTACTTCCTCTTGGTAGTCTTGAAGCATCCACCGCCATCATAGGGTGGGTTGTTAAGGCAAGAGCGTCAGCCCTTGCTCTTAATTCAGCATCAAGAGCTTTTTGAGCGTTGTAACCCTTCTCGACAATCCCTCTACCGTAAAATCTTCTCGGTACTCGGTCATGTTGGTACGCAACAACTGGGCGGTCTTGCATTAAATACGGTGATTCAACCGCTTTTATAATCTCTGAGTCGTTAGCAATCACAACAATAGCCTCAACCATGTCGTCATTGTCCTCTTCACCGTCTACAAGGTAGTGTTTGGGTACTTTTCCGTAGTATTTACATAATTTAATCGTATTTTCACTAGGAATTTGCTTTGTTTCACCCGAATATTGGTCTTCATACGAAACACTGGCATCTCCTAAGTCTACATCCTCGTAAACTCCATCTTTTATGCCTTGAACGACTAAATGTCGAGGCACTAATTCGTCTATAGCAACTCCCATAGCGTCATCTACCGTTGTTGCCGCAGGGTCTATAGAGAAATTAAAAGGAGAAACAGGCTTGAGCTTAACGCAAACGTAGGTTCGGGTAGCTACACCTCTTTCTGTTAAATCTGTACCCTCTATGGGCTGTTCAACAGCGTATAATTCCTCTTTTTCCTCTGTTAAAATCTCAGCAATACCCGTACCGTACAAA